AAATAACTACTAATGAAGACGCCGATTCTTGGCTCTACATACGTCACCCGAAGCGTCAATGCAGCAGACGCTCGGATGGTCAATCTGTTTCCAGAGATTGTCCCCGAGGCCGGTAAAGAGCCTGCGTTCTTGAACCGCGCCCCCGGCCTGAACCTGCTCAACACAATCGGCACTGGTCCAATTCGAGGTTTGTGGGCGTTTTCATCAAACGATGGCACGGGCTTTGTGGTGTCGGGCACCCAGCTTTACAAGATCGACAACGCTTACACCCCCACGCTGCTGGGCACTGTACTAGGCACTGGCCCCGTAAGCATGGCTGACAACGGCACTCAGTTGTTCATCGCAGCCAACGGTCCAAGCTATGTTTACAACGCCACCACAAACGTGTTTGGTGGAATTACTGACCCAGATTTCCCCGGCGCGGTAACTGTGAGCTATTTGGATGGCTACTTTGTGTTCAATGAACCAAACAGCCAGAAAATGTGGGTAACGGGCTTTTTGGAAGGCACGTCCATTGACCCGTTGGAATTCCAGCAAACAGCGGCGTCTCCTGACGGACTTGTGGCCGTGATTTCCAACTTCCGCGAGGTCTGGGCCTTTGGTACCAACTCGATTGAAGTTTGGTCTGACACAGGCGCTCTCGATTTTCCTCTTGAGCGCATCCCCGGCGCATTTAACGAGTTGGGCTGTGCTGCCCCTTATTCCATCGCTAAGATGGACAACAGCCTGTTCTGGCTCGGGCGTGACCGCCGTGGTCAGGGCATCGTCTACCGGGCCAACGGCTACGCAGGTCAGCGCGTCTCGACCCACGCCGTTGAGTGGCAGATTCAGCAGTACTCTGACTTGACAGACGCCATCGGGTACACATATCAGCAAGACGGCCACAACTTCTACGTCCTGATCTTCCCCACGGCTAACACCACATGGGTGTACGATGCCGCTACGCAGGCTTGGCACGAGAGGGCCGGGTTTGTCAATGGCGCGTTTACCCGTCATCGCAGCAACTGCCAGATGTCGTTCAACAACAAAATTGTGGTAGGCGACTTTGAGAACGGCAACATCTACTCGTTTGACTTGGAAGATTACTCGGACAACGGGCAGGTTCAAAAGTGGCTACGCTCGTGGAGAGCATTGCCCACCGGTCAAAACAACCTCAAGCGCACCGCGCACCACAGCCTCCAGCTTGATTGCGAGTCGGGTACTGGGTTGAACCTCGGTCAAGGCAGCGACCCACAGGTCATGCTGCGTTGGTCAGACGATGGCGGGCACACATGGTCCAACGAGCACTGGGTCAGCATTGGCAAGATTGGCGAGTACTATCGCCGCGCCATCTGGCGCAGATTGGGTATGACCCTCAAGCTGCGTGATCGCGTCTACGAGGTGTCAGGTACTGACCCCGTAAAGATTGCCATCATGGGTGCTGAACTGATACTGAGTCCGACCAATGCCTAATTCCATCATCACGCCTCCACGGGTACCGCTGGTCGATCCCGGCACGGGACTGATTAACAGGGCGTGGTATTTGTTCTTTTTGTCGCTGAACGATGTCGCAAATGATGTTGTCAACGACCCAGTTGTTAGCCCCAGTCCTGAATCGTTGATTGCCAGCTATGACGCAATGGTTCAGACGCTGACACAGGAAGTGCAGACGCAGTCAAGTCAAGAGAGCGCAATTGACCAGATCGCCGAGTTGCAAAAGCAGATTCAGGCGTTAGAAGCGCAGATTGCGTGTCCTTGCGCCGAACTGACAGCCGAATTGCAAAAGCAGGTGGACGGGCTGCAACTGACACCACCTGTTGGTTTTGGCACAATGGCTTTTCAGAACACCGGTGTTTCTGGATCGGTTGTGCTGGCAAAAATCACAGCTTTAGGCGCAGACGGGTCTTTGACTTTTGCCAACGGCATCATTACCGCATACGTATCACCGACATAAGGAAGAACCATGACAGTCATCGTCAAGAACCTTGTGCCATCGAAAGATGTCGCAAACACCCAGACAACCCAGTACACCGCCAACGGTGTGACCACGATCATTGACAAGTTTACGGCGACCAATTACAGCGCCAGTGCTGCCACGATCTCGGTCAACTTGGTTACTTCGGCTGGCTCCGCTGGCAACAGCAACTTGATCACCAAAACCAAGACGCTTCAGGCGTCTGAGGTCTACACATTTCCTGAGTTGGTCGGACAAGTTTTGAATTCCGGCGACTTCATCAGTACAATCGCTGGAACCGCCAGCGCTATCAACATGCGCGTCAGCGGACGCGAGGTGTCCTGATGCAAGTGGTTTACGGCGAAGGGTTCGCTGTTGCGCCGCCTCAAATGATGCGGCAAAAGGTAGAATCGCTTCAGCAGGAACTGTCAAAACTGCCGCAGTACGAACCAGAGACAAAGCACTATTTTCACGGCGGTATGTACTGCCGTGAAGTGTTTCGTCATGCTGGTGTGCTGGTGGTTGGCGCAGTTCACAAGAAAGAGCATTTTTACCTAATCGTGTCGGGAACCGTGGCAATTACGGACGGCGAGGGTAATGTGCAAGAGGTCACCGGGCCTCATCTGTTTCAAAGCAAACCCGGGACAAAGCGGGCAGTTTATGCAATTACTGACGCGCTTTGCATGACGTTTCACGCTATCGAGGCGACAACGGTCGAGGGAGCTGAGGCCGAATTGGTTGAGGTGGAATCCGATTCGATGTATGCTTTGGGCAACACGGTCAAGAACAAACAAATTGAGGTGTCACCATGACATTTTGGGTAGCTGGTGCCGTAGTCGTAAGTTCGGCAATTGGAGCAAATGCTTCTGGTAAAGCAGCCGGAGCACAAGCCGGTGCGGCTAACCGTGCCGCTGATCTTTCACAAGAACAGTACATGCAAACCCGTGCGGATCAAGCACCGTTTCGTGAAGCTGGTGTGCGGGCGTTGCCAGCACTTGAGGCAGCATCCAACTATACACCGTTTGGGATGAACCAGTTTAGGGCCGACCCCGGTTACACCTTTCGCCTATCAGAGGGGCAAAAGCAATTGGATCGGATGGCGGCGATGCGTGGTGGTCAGATATCAGGCGGTGCTTTAAAAGCTGCTGCTCGGTACGGTCAAGACATGGGTTCGCAAGAATACACTAACGCATTTAACCGCTACCAGACCGAGCGCAATGCACGACTGAACCCATTGCAGTCTCTTGCCGGTATGGCTCAGACATCCACCAACCAGTTGGGTCTTGCGGGTCAAAACTACGCCAATGCCGCAGGCAATGCACTTGGTGCTGCTGGTCAAGCTACGGCGTCCGGTTACATGGGTACGGCAAACGCAATCAGTGGTGGTTTGGGTCAATACATGAACTACAGTCAAAACCAAGCCAACAACTCGCTGTTGCAGCAAGCATTGGGTCGTGGCAGTAATAGTGGTTACAACATGGGTCCGCAATACGGACAACAGCCGTTGGATTCATCTTTTGACCAATATCTTGCCGGATAAGGATTGATCATGGCACTTGTAAATCCAAATATCGCAATGAGCTTTCGTATGCCTGAGTTTCAGGCTCCGAACGCTTTGGCCCAGTACGCTCAGATTCAACAGATCCAAGGCGGTCGTCAAGCGCAGGAGATGAACGCGCTGAAGATGGAACAGTTCCAGCGTGAGCAGGAATCGACCAACGCACTGAACCGTGCATACGCAGAAGCATACAACCCCCAGACCGGCAGTGTTGATGTCAACAAGTTGCGCGGGTCACTTTCAACTGGTGGCTTTGGCTCCAAACTGCCCGGTATTGAAAAAGGTTTGAGCGAATTGCAAACTGCCCGAACAGCGCAGCAAAAAGGCGAAGTGGAATTGCTGGACTCTAAGTTGAAGCAATCGCGTGGTTTTCTTGACACGCTTGACCCATCCTCGCCCGGTGCTGCCGAAGCGTACATGCAATGGCATCGCGCCAACCATGCTGACCCTGTGATTGGCAAGGCACTGGAAGCCCGTGGCATCACGGTGGACCAGTCCATGCAGCGCATTCAGCAATTGATGCAAACACCCGGTGGGCTTGCTCGACTGATCAACGAGTCCAAACTGGGCACCGAGAAGTTCATGGAGATGAACAAGCCAACAACTCAGGTTATTGACCAGAGCGGTCAACGTCAAGTAATTCAAATCCCAGGTCTTGGTGGCACACCGACCACGGTGGGCACTTACGCCGATGTTCCGCTGCCTGCTGCCGTCGAGGCGCAAAAGTCGCGCATCGGAAAGGCTGGTGCATCACAGCAAGTTGTCAACGTCAGCACCGAGAAGAAATACGGTGAGCGGTTTGGCGGCTTAATTGCGGACGCCGATGCTGCCAAGCTGTCTGCTGCCGAGAACGCCCCTAACGCTGCGGCAACTGCGGATCGAGTGATGGACCTGATCTCGACAGGCAAAGTCATCACCGGCACAGGTGCTAACGCTCGATTGCAACTTGCCAAAGCACTCAATTTGGCCGGTGGCACTGATTCGGAAAAGATCAAGAACACTGAAGTGCTTGTATCGTCGCTGGCCGAGACAACGCTGGGTGCGATCAAATCGTCAAACCTTGGCGCAGGTCAGGGCTTCACCAACGCCGACCGGGACTTCTTGGAAAAGGCCAAAGCTGGTCAACTCAACTACGATGCCAAGTCACTTACAGAATTGGCCCGGTTGTCCCGCCTTGCTGCTGAAAAAAGCGCAGACTCGTGGAACACTCGAGTTAAACAGATTCCCGCAAGTGCCCTTGAGGGTACAGGCATTTCAACCGAGCCTGTCGTGGTACCCAAGCGCGGCAAACCTGCTGCGGCTGACACCAGCGGCATCCCGCCTGCTGCGATTCAGGCGCTGAGGGCTGGTCAGGGCACAGCGGAGCAATTCGACGCCATCTTTGGTCCCGGTGCGGCAGCAAAAGTAATCAAGGGGAAGTAAATGGCAGAAAACCCGTTTGCACAGTTTGCCGCGCAACCGCAACCACCTGCTGATAATCCCTTCCAGCAGTTTGCCCCCGCATCATCTTCTAGCGGCATCCCCGGCCCGCGCCGTGGGTATTCGCTGGCTGAAGTGCCAGTCGAGGCTATCAAGAACGTGCCTGAGAGCGCAAGCAAGTTTGTCGGCGGTGTCGTGCAGGCGGTGACCAGCCCGATTCAGACCCTCACCGGCATCCTTGATGCTGGTGCCGGTGCGCTGCGCAACACGCTGCCAAAAGGTGTGGTCAGTTTCATCGACCAGTTCGACACCAACCCGCAAGCAACCCAACGCGCCGTTGAGACAGCCAACGCCATCGGTGGCATGTACAAGGACCGCTACGGTAGCTATGAGGGCATCAAGCGCACGTTTGCTGAAGACCCAGTGGGCGCTGCTGCTGATCTGTCCACCCTGCTGACTGGGGGCGGTGCTGCCGCGACCAAGCTGGGTGCTGCGCAGACCGGCGCTGCACTGTCGCGGACCGGTGCCGCCATCAACCCGATGCGCCCAATCGCACCCATCATCGAGCAGCCCATCAAGCTGGCTGCAAAGGGTGTGGGTGCGGTCTACAACGCTCTTGACCCAAAGTCGACAGCGTACCTGACAGCCGCTGAAGGTCGTGGTCCTGAGATTGTCAACGCATTGCGCAATCGAACTGAGATTGTTCCTGGGAGCCTCCCAACTGCCGCGCAAGCTGCTGCGCCCGTGGGTGCCACCCGATTCTCGGCAATGGGTGATTCTGCCGCCCGCACCACCCCGACCCCGTTCTATGAGCGGGCTGAGGCTCAAAAGGCTGCGCAGCTTGCCGCTGTGCAGCAGGTCGGCAAGACACCCGCAGAACTCAAAGCTGCTGAAGCTGCTCGAAGTGCAACGGCCAAGCAGTTGTACGGTATCTCCGACAACGCGATGGTGGTGGCCGATGACACGTTTTCATCGCTGCTCAGTCGCCCCTCGATGGACAAGGTGCTTGCCCGCGCCAGCGACCTGGCTGCGGAAAAAGGTCAGTCTTTCCAGATCGGTCAAAACCGACCAGCGCAAGTCGTGCCGTCCAGCATTCTTGATGAAGCCGGTCAACCAATGGGTCAGACAGTGATCCCAGGTGAAGTGGCGAAGTATCCGGGCAGCAGCCTTCACGCGATGAAGATGGCGTTTGACGACCTGATCAAAGACCCGGCCACCTTCGGCATCGGCTCGGCTGAAGCAAAAGCAATTGGCAGAACCCGCGCTCAGTTCCTCAATTGGGCCGAAAGCAAAGCACCCTCCTATCGCACGGCTCGGGAAACCTTTGCCAACCAGAGCAAGCCGATCAACCAGATGGAAGTCGGCCAGTTCCTTGAGGGCAAACTCAAACCTGCACTGGGTGAGGAAACAGCCCGCCTGCGGGCCGCAGGGTTCTCTGGCGCGTTGGAAAATGCTCCGGGCACCATCAAGCGGGCCACAGGTGAATCGCGGTTCCAAAGCCTGTCTGAAGTGCTCACGCCTGACCAACTGAAGATCGTCGACGATGTTCGCGCCGATCTGGCCCGTGCCCGTCAAGCCGAGAACCAAGCTGCCGCAGCCCGAGGTGCTGGTCCTGACGTAACCCTGATGGGCACCGAAGTCATGGGCAGTGTTCGCGCTCCCAACTTCATCAACAACGTCACCACAATCGCCAACGATCTGCTGCGCAGGATGCAAGGCAAGCTGGACCAGAAGCTGGCAATCGAGTTGGCCGCTGAGATGTTGGACCCGGCATCTGCTGCTGCTGCGCTTGAGAAAGCGATGGCGCGTCAAGCCAAAGGTCAAAAGCTGGCAGACCCCTTCCAAAAAACCGGCAAGGCTGCATCAAAAGCCTTGCGCACCCCCGCTGCTGTGAACATGCTTGCTCCGGCTGCTGAAGTTCAAAACTCGCTTGTAATGGAGTAACAAGAGATGGCTTTCGAGAATGCTGAAATCGACCCAGTGAAATACGGAGTGCTCTGGGAGCGTGTGCAGAACTACGAGCGTAGGTTTGACGAGATGAGTGCCAAGATGGACAAGATGGAGGCGAACGTCGAGAAGCTGGTGGCCCTTGCCAACCAAGGGCGTGGTGGGTTCTGGGCAGGCATGGCTTTCGTGTCGTTCATCTCTAGCGCCATAGGGTTTTCCCTTAGCTGGATGAAGGGGCACTGAGGTGTTGGCCGAGATCGCAGCAGCGAACGCTGCGTTTGCGGTCATCAAGGCTGCACTTGCCAACGGCAAAGAACTGCACCAGCTTGGTGGCAGGGTCTTTGACTACTTCGACAACAAGGCCAAGATTCAGGAAAGGGCCACCCAGAAGGGTGGTGGCTCCGACCTTGAAGAGTTCATGGCGCTTGAGCAACTCAAGCAGCAGGAAGAAGAACTGCGTGAGCGCATGGTCTACGCTGGCCGTCCGGGTATGTGGGGTGACTGGCAGAACTTCCAAGCCGCAGCCGCCAGAAAGCGCAGAGAGGCCAAAGAAGCTGCTGCCCGTGAGAAGGCCCGTAGAGCAGCACGATTCGCGCAGTTGACCGAGTACATCGCCCTGGGCATGGCAACCATCGTGCTGGCTGCCCTGATGGTCGGCGGTCTTGTCATCTACATGAAGCACCTGCGATGAGCGACGACAAGCTGAACGCCAACACCACGCTCGACAAGGTGCTGTCCTATGTGGATTCGCCCTTCAAGCTGTTTGCCATCCTCATCATGGGCGTGGTGGCCTTTGCCGGGTACTTCCTGTGGCAGAACCAAGAGTTCATGAGGGACGCCTACAAGGAGTCAAAGAAGCTGCCAGAAATCAACACAGCAAGGGCAGATGACGCAAGCTCAATGCTGCTCAAGAAGACTGGCGCAACCGTGGTGGCTGTGATCAAGGTCAACCCGCTGTTCAACAGCCGAGTGTTGTATAAAGCATACACCAAGGATGGCAGGGACAAAACCATTGAAGACATTGATGTGGGCCTGTTTAGCCAAAACTCAGCCAACAACGCAGATGTCATCAAGCTGATGACCAACGAGATTCCGTGCTCTGAGTACCGCTACGCCCAGTCTGAGGTGGGCTTGTGGTACATCGAAAAGGGTGTTGGATTTACCTGCCGGGTCAGCGTACCACCGGACAGCCATCGCTTTGTCGGCCAGATCACGGTGGGGTGGGCCGAGCCACCAGAGAACATCGAGCAAGTGAAATTCATGCTGGAGATCGCCAGCGCCATGTTGACTAAAAGGGGTAACTGATGTTTCCATTAACCGCACTTCTTGGCATCGGCGAAAAGCTGATTGACAAACTCGTACCTGATCCAGAGGCCAAAGCCAAGGCACAACTGGAACTGGCAAAGATGGCGCAGGACGGTGAACTTGCCAAGATGGCAAACGAAACCGACCTGTACAAGACTGAGCAGAACAACCTGACCGACCGCCTCAAGGCCGACATGGGCAGCGACTCGTGGTTGTCCAAGAACATCCGCCCCATGACGCTGATCTTCATCTTGTTGACTTACTCCACGTTCGCAATGATGAGTGCCTTTGACCTTGACACCAATCAAGCATACGTTGAACTGTTAGGTCAGTGGGGCATGTTGATCATGTCGTTCTACTTCGGTGGGCGCACTCTTGAGAAAATCATGGATATGAAAGCCAAAAAATGAACCTGACCCCACACTTCACACTCGACGAGTTGACAGCCTCAGAGACAGCCGAGCGCAACGGCTGGGACAACAGCCCCAACGAGCAGGAACTTGAGAACCTCAAGCGCCTCGCTGACTTCTTGGAGCAGGTCAAGGTGGTCATGGGCGGCAAGCCCATCATGATCTCGTCAGGTCTGCGCACCAAGAAGGTCAATGATGCCGTGGGCAGCAAGGACACCAGCCAGCACCGCATCGGGTGCGCCGCTGACTTTAAGGTGCCCGGTATGACCCCTGACGAGGTGGTGCGCAAGATCATCGCCAGCGGCATTGGCTACGACCAAGTGATCTCTGAGTTTGGCCGCTGGGTGCACATCAGCGTACCCAACAGCGTGGACACGCCCCCTCGCAAGCAGGCGCTGATCATTGACAAGGCTGGCACCCGTCAGTTCACATAAGCTGCGCAGGCCACCAAGAAGGCCATCCACAGCATCCCGAGGATGCCCATCAGCATCCAGTACCCCAGCCGCTTGATCTGCTCACGCCAGATGCTTGGCGGCAGGGGGTCAGCGGACTTCATACGCTGCCCAATTCTCGCCACCCGAACTGGGCAGTCCCGGCCTTGGTTGCACTCGTAATCGCAGCAGTTCATACAACTCTCCTCGCTTTTT